GTCAATCGTCTGGCGTTGCCATTGCCCTGTAACACGATTGTATGTTTGACGGCCATCTTTGTAATACTGAAGCATCGTTTCATACCATTTGACAGCATCAGCATTTCCGGTGCGTATAAGATTTACAATGTCTTGTGTTGTTGCGCCATTAGCAAATGTACGTGCCGCCCAGTCAGCGTTTAGTTTGCCTATCTCATCTGCGTGTCCACGAGCCACATCACCAACAGAATCAATGGTACGGTCACGAACCGTAAAGGTTCCAAGCCGTTTTGCTTTTCTCTGTACCATAACAGGGTCTTTATAGTGAGCATTTAACGCTGTTGTTGTAAGAAACTTGTGCGCCTCTTGTGCCGCTGATTCAGCATTAGCACTTGGAGCTTCGTCAAAGCCGCGGCCATAAATATCTGCTATTCCAGTTTCCTTGCGAAGCATAGTCAAATAGTCAAATGGGTGACGAATAATGCTAGAAACAGGTCGATGCGATAATGCAATCATTAATTGTGAATCAAGGGTGTTACGTACAAAGTTTCCTATCGTGGCCGTAATAATCGGCCTCCAAACATTTTCTTGTACGCTTGCAACAAGCGCAAATGGTAAACGAAGTTGACCAGCTTTGCGAAGTTCATCAATATTAGGGTCGCCTATTTTGCCTTGCTTGGTGTAAATCCAATTGATTTTTGAACCTGTCAAACGGCGAAGTTGGCGAACATCCGGAATAAAATACTCGTGTCTACCAAACTCTGATGCCAACTGTGGACCAGCAAAAGAAACATCAGCAGCATTGGGGTCAATTCCACCATAGGTGCGTTGATATAAACCTGCGTCAGCAATATCAAAGTTGTCATCCATATCAAAACGAGCCGCATCATCACGTAAAGATTTGTAGTTGTCAAATATGGCATCAACAATTTCACGGTTGACACCTGTTGCTTCAGCACCACCACGCATCACTAAATCTAAATCATCAATAAATTTAGCGTGGGCATTAGGATTTTTAGAAACAACAAGACGACCAGCTCGATTCAAAAAAGACCGACGAGTAACAGCATCAACTTCTGATAACTTCAACATACTGTCTAAAGCGTTAAGGTTGTTTATTCTGTCTGCCGTTGTTTCGGCTTGAAACAAATTTACAGAACGCTTAGGCATCTTCGAGTAAGCCTTAGAAACCTTGTCGCCCAAAGGCATAGATTGCATAAATTTATCGCGCCTACCCAAAGACATATAAATCTTATTGCCACCACGAAAATCTTTAGTAGAAGCCAAACCTTGCGCCTGACCAAGTTTGTCAACAAGCAACAAACGAATCTTGTCAGGGTCAGATTCTTTAGCCATTGCCAACGCAAGTTCAGGGTCAATCTTTCGACCCCACAAATCCCACACACCAGCAAAATCATTAGTAGTAGCAGTACGGTCAATCACACGTTGCGCCTGCCCAGAACCAAACCATTTATTAGCAGACTCATAATCAATGCTTCCACCAACAATAATACCTTTACGAGCATCATCAACTTCTGATGCGTCAATCTTGGATGCTTTGATTTCAGTAGAACCACGACCTACTGCTTCAAGAGCAGATGCAGCCCCCCTGACAACAGCACCACCTTTACCTACTTCAGAAGCAGAAAGAATTGCCGTCTTTACTGCTTTACCACCAGGAACAATAGGAACTGCAAGAGCAGCCGCAGCGTCTAAAGCACCCGACATAATGTTGAAAGCCTGGGTATCCGGTTGAAAAACAACTGAAGATAAACCACGGCCTATAGTCCAAGCGTGACCACCGACAGTTCCACGGTATCGACGTGCGCGTTCAGCTTGCAGTTCCTTGGCTTTATCCCCCATAAACCAACCAGAGCCAGCCTGCTCATCATTGGCAATCAAAGAGCCAAGGTCAGTAGAAATAAACCAACCAGAAACAGAATCGTCTACGTCAGTTATTTGCGCCAAACCACCCTGAACAAAATCTAACGGAAAGTTTGCAGCAGCAAAACCATATCGAGAAGCAGTCTTAGCTTTATTAGTTACATTGCGTTGAAACCAAGATTCCTTTTTAGGTTCCTTAACACTTTGTTCAATAACAGCAGTAGAAGCAGCAGGATAAATACGAGCAATCTGTTCATCCGTAAACCCTGCTTTAGCCATAGACAACTTCACGCCAGCCGCGAAACCAGGATAACTAGAATGAATTTGACCTACACGTTGCGCTAACTGTGGGGTAGCAGTAGCTATATACGAATCACGTTTAGAAGATTCCTTGGCAAGTGTGGCGTAAATATCATCTTGTTCTTCTATAGATGTGAAAGGCACTATGAACCCTCATACTGCAAAGCCGAAAGCAAACCAGCTAAATCATCATTAGGGAACTGACGGAACAAAACTTTCAATTCTTCAAGTGTTTCATTGAAACCAGGCAATGTGGTAGCAATACCGGCTTGCGCCATAGTAGGTCCAGGTCCAAAGTCGGCTCCAGCAGTAATAGGTTCAGCAGGTCGTTCAGTAGGGCGAGTTAAACCACCCATAGAACCAGGTGCTATACCTGGCGAAACCATATCTGTAGGGGGCGCACCCATAGGTACAGCCTGTTGAGAAGCAATCTGTGCGCCAGCCTCACCATAAGCCTGCCCTTTAGCGGCAGTGGCCGCCATTTTTGCGGCAGGGTTCTGTAAATCACTACGATTAGGATAGTCAGCCATTACGCCCCCAATTGATTAGCAAGTGCCATTACACCACCAGGCGATTGAGGTTGCGCTGATGCGCCAGCCCCACCACCAAGACGGCCAAGTAAATCACCAAGTTGAGGAGGACCAGCAGGACCACCCATACCAGCCTCCATACCCATACCAGGAGCAGACAAACCAGGCATAGTTTCAGGTGAACCCTGTGGAGCAGCAGCAGCTTGACGTGCTTGCGCTCGTTTCTGTGCAGACATAATCGCTTCAGACAAACTCATCTTGTTTGATTGTACCTGTTCAGCAATGTAAGCAAGGTCATCAGGTTGATACGGACCGTTAGGGTCTGCCGCTTGAGCCTGAATAGAAGACAACAAAGCCGCTTCAATACCTTCAGCCATAATCCGGTCACGTTCCATTTCAGGGTCAGAAATCAACGGGTCAGCCTCACGAGCAGATTCTTTCGACATAAGACCAGTACCGAGGCGTTGACCCAAACCAACAATCAAACTGTTGACATCTGAACCTGCCGCTGAATAAGCAACATAATGGAAATCTGTTTCCCACATTTTATTTGGTGTGTAATCCTTGATTCCCCCACCCATACCAGAAATAAAGAACGACTTAGAACTATTACCCCAATATGTTTTTTCAATAGCAATAGCAATTTTGTCTTCTTGAACCATTGAAGAAGCAAAAATGTCTTGGGCTTCCTGAACACGGAAATCAACTGTTGCTGCCAATACTGAATCGCCACGGCGACCAGTACGGATATTGGTACCAGATTCGCCACCGAACTCGGCAGGGATAGCACCTTCAAGGCGTTCTTGGCGTTCCAAACGGTCAAGAGCCACATCAGTCTTATAGCCAGGGTTTGTTTGCAACTGTTGAATGTCGCCACCCTTGACAACACCAAGTTGCCCTGTTTTACCGTCAGCAATTTGGATGATTTCAGGGTTGTCACCCTGTCGTGCCACAAGGTATTCATCAGGGAAAATGCCACGCTCAATAGCAATCTCTGTCAAAGCCTGCAACCTTGCGCGTGTGTAGTACATACCAAGCAAACCGTCGAACTGGCCGTGTGGTTTGTCAAGGGTTATGCGTTGAGGTACAACAACTAACGGCATACCTGTTTTGTTGATGACACGTTCTAGTTCTACTGCTGGCGCACCCATAGAATAAGCACCAGTCATAGGGTCGAGGGTTTTTTCTGCACCCAAAACAACAGTTACAACTTCATTGTCGCAAACGTATTCAAGGATTTTGAACATTGTGTCCCACGATGGGTTGCCCACACGAAGAACACCGTTGATTGCGTCACCATAGTTCTGTGTCAACCAACGATATGTACGGCCATACGTAAAAATACAGTTGTCCGGTACAGGATTGTCAACATCTACAGATGGTGCAGGGAAGGTATCAAGTGGGTTGCGTAACTGCCATTCAGGGATGCGCTTATCAAAGTTAGGTTTGATGAAAACAGGTGAATTGCTGTATGCAAGGAGATGACGCGCACGGCGGCGCATCTTCATACTCATACGGTTCTCATCCCAAATAGCAAGCATCGCCCGTTTACGGTCACGAGCCAACTTCATACTTCGGTCTTGCCCCTCACGCAAAGCAGGGAAATAAGGTGACGGCATAGTAGAAGAAACACGCATACTCATCTGGTCTAAACCCTGAACAAGCAAGTTAGCCACAGAAGAACGAGTGTTACGGTCTAATTCGTTTAGGGGAACAATGACATCGCCGTTGGCCAATTGTCGAACTTCACGCATTTGATTGAGAATCGGACCTTGTGCGTCAAGTCGTTCTTTATACAGAGCAACAATTTCTTCAACAGATTTCATTTACAACCTTTAATTGGACTTAGACAACTCAACGATAACACATCCTACTGATTAAGCCACGAAGGTCGCCACTGTCGAGGGGGCAATTTAGCCATAGTCAAATTAGGAATATTCAACACAGCCATCCACAAAGACATCACAATGTCCGTACCGTTCTTCTTATCGGTAGTCCAAGAAGTCAATTCCTGCACAGCAGCCATAGTTTTCCAAGTCACACGGTTACTAGGAAGCCTGATATTGCCTGTCCTAAACAACGGAGGAAGCAAAGCCTCCACACCAAGCTTTTCATCCAGTTTGTTACGGCTCGTAGTGTGAGGAAGAATGTTCACCATACTGCGTGAAGCCCATTTACGAACAAAATCGTGCTGTAAAAGGAACCGTTGAGCGGCGTTGATTTCTACAATCCAATGAGAAATAGGGAACCCCATACGGAAAGACCGTTCCTGCCATTCATCCATAATGCCGGTATACACCCCAGTAGATGTGTTGTAGCCCAATAGTTCCTCAGCTGTCAACTTGCACCGTTCAATATCGATAACGTGGTACAGGTTCAGTTCAGGTTGGTACAGCATCCACGTCAAAGCCCAAAATTTTGTGGGGGAAGGGTCAATAGAAACAACAGACAGTACAGGTGGGGCAAGCCCTACAGGTATCTGGCCGTGGGTACGGTCCTCATCGATACAACCAGGGTACATAACGCCATCATCTCCTTGACCACCATAAACCCAAGTCCTGTCAATCAGGTATCCATCTAAATCTAGGTTTTCTTGTTGGTAGACAACCCTGAAAATGTCGGGTTTGCTATGCCGGATAAACGATAGGTCTTTCCACGGAAGCCTTTTAGGGTCAAGTAACGGACCGTCAGGATACGGAGCCGCATCAAAGCGTTTCAAAGCTCGTTTCTCCTCATCAGTACCCATATCAAGTTCGTCATAGTACGCCTTGTAAACAATATGTTTGTACTTAAAAGACTTCAATGGTTCTAATGCTTCCATTTGCTCTGGCGAAGTCACATCTGAACCGTCATACGATTCGTCAAGGTCGTCATACGAAATCTTATTCAAACAATGAGCATACAAATCACCAGCCGACAAACGCTGACCAATCACACACAGCAAACCACCAGGGTCAACACGAGCCTCAGCGACGTTATCCCACCGTTCCAACAACTTATCCCTAGCCACAGACTCACGAGCGTTATCCGGTGAAGCCACGTCGTCAAACAAACACAAGTCAGCACGATGGCCGATGAACTCAGCCTCAATACCATACGCCCTAACCGTAGGTTCCTTGTTGTCCAAACCGTTACCACCGATTTGTTCCACCACAAACTCGTCTGCCCTCCACAAAGCACCCTTGTCAGTAGGGCGAAAACGGCCATAATCGATAGACAAACAACCTTCAGCGTTTTGCGCTAAACCTTTCTTCACCAACATAGGGTCAGGTTCTATAGGCATAGGGCGTTCAAGAGTTTCACGGATACGACGCGAATACAACTTAGCCATATTCTGTGAAACAGAACCAATCATAATACGAACATCCCTTTTACGGCAGATAGCCCACACAGCAACATCGTGAAACAACGTGGACTTACCAGCACCAGGAGGAACATTGATAACAACAAATTCCTTTTCCTCAGATTCAAGCCATTCAATAATTTTCAGGGCCGCTTCAACCTGCCACGGTGAAGGGACACGCCCCAAATAATGCTCACGGAAAAACCCAAAATCATCCAACCCTCGAACAGCATCATCATTCAACTGGTCATACGGAATAGCAGACGGTAATTCAATCGCTTCCATAAAAGCGTTGTACCCATCATTCTGGACACCCCCTTCTCTAGCACGTGATTTTCTGGCACCCATCTCTTGCAAATCGTGTTCAGCTTGTAACGCTTTAGCCTTAGCAAGCCAGCGTGAACCAGTGTTCATATGGATACCAGCAACACTGCAAGCATCCTTGATGGTTTTACCTGATGCTATGGCAGCAAAGAATTTGGCTTTATCTGCCGGTGAAACTGAACGCTTTGTACCCATTAAAACAATGTATCAGTTTGTGCGTTAGCAACCCTGGCTTCAATAATTGGTAGATATTCATTTGTTAGTTCTATGCCGATGCAATCGAACTTTTCCATTGTTGCTGCTACAAGGGTTGAACCTGAACCTGCGAATGGGTCTAACACGGTTCCGTTGGGTGGTGTCACTAGGCGCACTAGGTAACGCATTAGAGCTATTGGTTTGACTGTTGGGTGGTAGTTGCGTTGTGGTGCTTTTTCGCTTCCATATTTTCCTGATGCCGAGTTCACATCATCTAAGTAATCACCGATTCCTCCACCTCCACCTTTTGCTTGACCAACAGCAAACCCTTCTAGTCCTGCGTTGCGTTCAGCTTTGCTTGCCTTGGCACAATAAAAAAAGCGGGCCGCATCCCCTATCAATTCAGTAACTTCTTCTGAACCGTCGTAGATGAAGTTTGCAGGGAAACGACCATTCTCTTTGTAGGTCTTTATTTCTGTGCCAACCAATGCCGATGCGCCGAAGGCGTTGTTGATGATGTTGCCTGAACCGTCTGCTTGCTGACGCTGAACTTTATTGAAGTCAACTTCGCCTTCAGGGTACGCAACTCTGGTTCCGTCAATGTTGATGCCACCGACACCGTGTTTTGACACGTTGTTTGCCACTGTTCCTTCAACTGGTTTCCTAGCCATCACGATTGGTTCAT